AATATTAAATCTCCAGCCCAGACTAATGAACCGATTACTATAAGAATTAATATTATATCTATTGGCCAGACCATTTCCATAAAATTATTTTTTTCTTTTAAAAAAACCAATAACGACAATCATGGTTATTGGCAATAAAAATAAAGCTAGGGTGTCAAACCAGTTATAAGTTGTTTCGGTGTTATTTAACCATTCAGCACAAAATCCTGTGCTTGTTTCTGATAGGCAAATTTGGGTAGTAGTACTGGTTTGTTGATTGTAAAGCATAAAAAAATTTAAAAAGGGATAGGAATTTTAAGAGTTAATAAGTAGCAAAACCTATTATTCTTAAAATCATGGTAAAAAAATGTTAAATAAATTTAAAAATTTTTCCTATCCCCCCTGTTCCCTGCTTAATTGGATTTTATCATATTTTATTTTTTTTGGCTAGTAATTATCCACAAGCTATAATTTGCCTTTCCCAGCGATTATGATAAAAAAAAACGGCCTATCGGCCGATTTTAAGACGACCTAGGCGGTCGGCCACCGCCTGCGGCGGCAATTTTTATAAATTATTTCTTTAATAAAATCATGTTTTATTTGTCCTGTTTCTTTGAATAAAAAAAGAGCCATTTTTTCATTTACTTGACCCCATTTTTGAAGATAAAGCATATTTAAAAAAATAACTTCGCGATTGGCGTTAGCCAAGCGAAGTTTAAATAAGTTAGTTGATAGGCACTCGCTTAAAAGCTCGTGAAAGGTGTCGTCGTCGTCGTCTCAATTTTAGCATAAATTGTTTTTTTAGTCTACTACTATATATAGTGGTTGAAATTAAATTAGACCACAAGATATAGTGTTGTGGATAATTTTCAAAAAAAGAGAAAATTTTTTATTTTTTCTCTTTTTATTTATCCACAAGTTATCCACAGTTTATTTATTATATTTATTTGACAAATTTTGTTTATAATTTGTTTGTTGTTGGCTTAAAGCTCCTTTATAAGGTATTTTTCTGTATCCAGCAGGTGAATCTATCATGGCGACAAAAGTTATAGCCTTTTCTTTAACTGTTATGTCATAATCGCTGTCATACATACCACTTTTTTTAATAATTAGCTTAATTTCCTTATGTTTAGGACAAAATTCTCCTTTTTCTTGTCTACCAACACATTTTTCACAGTGATAATGCTCTAATTCTTCTTTATTTTCGTTCAATTCTTCATGAATTAGTTTTTCTAAATTATAATTAATGATTCTTATTTCTCCGCCTATTCCTTTTTCTGGTTCATCTATAAAGTTCTCCCAACCATAGGTTAATTTCCTTATTTCTTGATAAGTCATGCTCTGATAACCGATTTTTATGGTTTTTCTACAAGTAATTACATTCCATAATCTATCTAAGAGGTTTAATTCTAATTTATGGCATAAAATCCACTCGTCAACGACGATCCAAGCGCTTTTAGCTACTAAACTGACATCTTGCGTGCTTCCGTAAATATCTACATGGTGGTGTCGGTGTAATTGAAAAAAACGACGGATATTTCCGCTTTCTTGTTCCCAAGCTCTAGGTTCTAATACTTGGCCGATTTCGTCCATTACTAATACGCAATTTCGGAGATTTGGGACTAATTCTTCAAATTCGTCGGCTGTAAAGAAATGTAGATTTTGTTTATAAATACCATCTTCTTGTTTTATTCCTTTCCAATTTATCCAAAAATTACACCATACTTCTTCACCAGCTAATAAATGAGGCAATAAATCTTCTTCCACTAATCCTAAACTTTTTCCGCTACCTGGTAATCCTAATCTGATACTAAAGACACTTCCTTCAATCATGTTATTACTGCCAAGCAGTGCGGCAAAGCCGCTTTCTGCTTGGTAAATTACTGTTTATTAATTTCTATTGCTGTCCATTTTGCTAAAATATTTTCCATTCGGTCAATTTGTTCTTTTTCTCTTTTTTTGAAGATAAAATATTGATCTGCTCCTAATTTTAGTCCAAAACCTATGGCAATCCCTATAATTAAGAAAAATATGTTCATATAATTATCGTTTAAAATATTTTACTGCCCAAATGGTAGCTTCAAAAATCCAAATACTTATTTGTATTGTTAGAGCAATTCCCATAATTGTCCATAGAGTGTTTATGTCTAAAATAAAATCAAAAAGTTCGGCCGTATTTCTTAAAATAATAAAAAAGTTTTTTAACCAAATCCAAGGGACAATACTATTTATAGTATTTCCTAAAATTATCAATCCTCCGATTATTACTCCAATTAAACCAATTTTTTTTAAGATTGTAAGCATATTAAACTAAATTAATATCTTCATCTTTATTTAAATCTTCCATTATTTTTTTGGCAAATTTAATTATTAAAAAAATAAAACCTGCCCACATTAAATATTTTGACAATGTTTTTATTCCAGTAAATAAATTATTTAATGGGGTACTTTGTGTCCATAAAGTTGGTCCCCAAATAGCGATAGTGGTGGTACTTTCTGACCATTGGCTTGGCATAGTTAAATAAATATTGCCACTTTCGTCTTGTAATTCTAGCCAAGATAATTCACTAGGTAAATTTTGATTTTCGCTAGCGTTCCAATTTTCCAAAATTTTTACAGGGATATTAAAAGGAAAAACATTTGATAACATACTTATAATACTAACTACCGCTCTTTTAGTGGCGTTGGAGATAGTTTCTGCTATATCCAAAATCGTTTTTCCTGTATTACATCTTAAAGCAGTCCACCAATCACCGCTTGCCCATTCTTCGGCCGTACAAACCATTGCGGCTGTTGAAGTACCGAAAAACTCAGAAAAAGTTGATTCAGGAAATGGATTATTAAAGTTAATAGTAAAAGGGTTTGAACTTAATAAAGCAGTGCCGCCCGAACTGTATAAAACATATTTGGCGTTTAATTGGTAATGGCTAGATTCTACTGGCGGAAAATCCATTGTTTCTATACCAGTTGCGGTGGTAATTTCTGTACAATAATCAGTTGTTGAATTACTAGCCATATTATAAACACAAACTTCACCGCTTTCCCAAGCCAAATCAGTAAAATCATAAGTAAAAGATAAGGTGGTGGTAGCATTAGCTGGGTCTATTGTTAAAGGCGAAATAATGGAATTATCAATGTAATTTCCTGATTGTCCGCCCAAATTGATAATATAATTAAATTCCGAGCTTTCTTTTAATTCTGTTTCTGTGTCAGTTCCTAACCAAATGGTGGTTGTTCCCGATTGGTTTGTCGTGGCTATAACCGAACCAGTAAGATAAGCAATTCCCGAGCATAATTGCGGACCGATAAAGGTTGATTTATCATAAATTAAATAGTAATTACTGGGGTTGGCTTCTCCGTCCATGTTTGTATAAGCGTATAATTCATTTATATCGGCGTAGTCTTCGCACGCATTCCAATAAAACGGAACATTCCATTCTCCACCTATTTGACCATATTGCGTGCCAACACCAGCCCAATAAATTACACCAGTTGGTGAAGTAGTTAAAGGAATAATGGCATCTTCTTGTAAGTCAGAAATTTCGTCAGTTGTTATTATTCTATTGAAAAACCCCAAATCATCTATATAACCATTTAAATCATAGTTATAAGTAGTTTCACTAACATTTAAAATCCAATCTGCATCTGAATCATCGCCCTCTTTTGGGTTAGCATTTGCCTCACCGCCTGACCAAGAACCGGATTTTTCTTCACCGTTTATATATAGTTTAAATTTTGTTGTCATGTTTGTACCGTATTGACCAACAACAATAATATTAAAAAATTCTTCTTCAATAAAAACAGAGTCATTTGATGTCCAATTTACCCACTGATTAATAGAATTATAAAAGTCAAAATGATATTTTCCATCATCAGAGAAATAGTATTGAAATAAAGTTGGACCTAGTAAATGAGTCATTTGAATTGGCATAGCCAATCCACTTAAAGGAACATCTCTTTTATACCAATAAGATATACTGAATTCTTCATTATCATGGTAGAGTTGATAAATTTCATCTTTATATATTTTGCCACTACTAATTGCTAAACTTTCATTAAATCGACCAACAGGATAATCTAAAACTGGATCGCCGTTTGTTGAACTTAAATTAACTATTCCTAAATAATCTAATGTTGAACTAGCAAAATTATCGCCGTCAAACGGATAATAATGAATTAAATCTTCTTCACTAATTGCAGCTTTAGCGAAGTTTCCAAATAAGAAAAAAGAGAACACCAAGCACGAAAAGACTAACAATCGTAAAAGGGTTGTTAAAGGTTTTGATAAATTGTAAAGCCATGTTTTCATACATATATAAATCTAACAGTATCATTTATATTATCAAAAATAATTAAGGGTTTATTGTAATTTATAGTTATATTGAAGTTTTTAAAAATTATTTTTAAGGGTGTCTTAAGCCACCCTTAAAAAATAATTGTTTAGCGTCGGCGTCTGCCTCCGCCGATAGCCCCTCCGATCTGTCGTCTAGCACGAGAAAGTGCGGCAATCACAATCACGATTAAGATAACAATTCCGAAGACGCCTGCTATCCAACTTAACACCGCACCCTTATTATCCGTAAGGGAAGCTGTTGAGCTAGCAAAAGCGGCGGTTAAATCGCTGTCGGCGGCGGCTTTTGCCAACCCACCAACCACCAATCCGCCCAAAGCAGAAATGCCGATCGCTATTTTTTTGATAAAGTTTCTCATAATATCACCTCCATTCTAGTTATAGTTTTTATTTTTTCCAAAATAAATAACGCCAAAGTAAGCCTATTGGGATACAAATAGCTGTCCATTTCATAATATAAATAAATAATTCATAGCTACTCATATTATTTCTTTCCTTTTAATGACATA